CACAAGCAGGCGACAAGCCTCAAGCTAAACCAGAACCTAGTTCAGGTTCTTAAACATCAAGCGACAAGCCTCAAGCCCTTCACAACAAGCGGCAAGCTTCAAGCCCGAAGCAGCAAGCTCCCTGATCCGGTGTCCATGGTACATGGACCACGAAAAGGTTTTCGTGGGTAAAGGACCAAGGGCCTTTACCAAGATGAATGAGTTGTTAGGATGTTTCACGTGGAAGGCAATTTGATGGGGACTGAACCGAATCTTTTTACCTTTTGTAACTTTAAGTTCTACAGTAAAAAAGTGCCCAGAAGTATTATAGCCCAATAGATCAGGAGTGCCAAGTGAGCTAAGATTTTCAAGCCGAATCCATGATATTTCGGGTATAGATTTTTTAATTTCTTTATAGAATTTAGCCTCTGGGCCCATGTAATTTTCGAGGTAAGCATAACAGGCAATTAATACACATTGTTACGCAATTTATCCGGAATAATAATTTTTCTATCTTGTTTTGTTTTTAAAACTAACCTGTGAGACTGGTGATTACCAGTGGCTCCTAAGATTGTTTGACTATTTTCGTGAACTTCCATGCGTTTGATTTCTTCTAGGAATCCATCTTTCTCCACAAAGATAACAGCATCACTCAAAGCATTACCTTGTCGACTTCCGTCCTTCTGTCCTTCTGTGAATTTGGATAGAAATTCCTGCAGGTCTCTTACTCTCATTTATTTTTTTCCGCAAGAAGTTTTTCAATTTCTTTTTTGTAAGTGTTTTTGTCGTACTCAAGCTCTTGGATAATCCTAACTTGTTCTATTAATTTGGCACTTAACTCGTCTATAATTTTTTTAGAACCATCTAATAAATTTTTGGTTTTAATCCAATCAGACTCTCTCTGTTTCCAATCCCATATTTCAGCTTTATGTTTCTCAATTAAAAAAGCTAAATCTAAAGGACCCCTGTCTTCTTTAGGTTCATTAGTAATCTTGGCATCATTTTCATAACTCATATCTTCTCCATATTCCTTTATGTTTGTATATGTACGTTTATCTTTCATACACTTGACAATATAGGACACTTACCTTAAATTGTCAATTATGGGATTGCCAAAAAGATTAACAGAAATGCAAAAAAGATTTGCCGAATTTATAGTATTTGGTGGACCTGATGGACCAGTTTCAAAGACTGAAGCGGCCATCCTAGCTGGTTACTCACCCAAGAGAGCAGCGCAAGAAGGATCAGAACTAACTAATCCAAGACAGTCACCACTTGTTGTGGCGTATGTAGGTAAACTACATGATGAAAGATTACAAAAACACCAAGTCACATATGAAAGACATGTTGCAGAGTTAGATAGAATTAAACAAGCAGCGCTTAAGAAGTCAAGTTTCTCTTCTGCTGTAAATGCTGAAGTAGCTCGAGGCAAGGCAGCAGGACTATACATAGACAGAAAAATAATAAAAACTGGGAAACTAGAAGATATGTCAGAACAGGAGCTAGAAGCAAAAATGAAACAAATTTTAGACGACTACGCACCTCTTCTAAATGCAAAGACTGTTGAGGGTGAAGCAATTGAAGCACCTATAGTTTATGAATCTTCCGAACAACCGAAGTTGGAATCATCGTCCGATCCCCAAAAGTCAAAGTCCCATCCTCTTCCTGATCAAAAGAAGCAAACAACTTAACTGAATTCTTATCTTTAGAATACATCCAACCTTCATTGACAGGATAACTTAATTTCATTTTATCAAATTCTTTGTCACTAGCCCAGCCGGAGTCACTCAAGATATCAATCCACTCCACTCGGACTTTAGGAAAAGGCAGCTCGGGAGCTGTGTGAGTCACGACTTGTTTTCTTCTTTTCTTGGGCATAGCTGGGTATATCACCTCTATAAGAGATATACCAGATATTTAGGAAACCAAAAAACCAAAAACTTTTTCTCACCGGGATAGAGCACCTGTGACAGAAGTGTACAACTGACAATATTTTTTGTCAAAAAAATATTTTTTGTCATACTTTTTGTCACGTATTATTGTTGTATACCAACACTAATAGCTCAAAATGACAAAAAGACAGTTTTTTTAGCTTTATTTTTTTTTTTTTAAAATAAAAATTATCTGTGACATCTCTATACTGTCAGTCTGGCTACAGAATCTGCCTATCTGCCTTAATTTTGCCATAATGTAGCTCCATTACTGCCATCTTTTCCTCAGCCTGCGATAGTTTGTCAAGTAATTTATCCACTTCACCTGTAATATCCGGATGTTCAGGAATAATGACTTCTTGTTCACTGTAGCATTTTATCTTGTATTTAGCGTCCTCTATCTCGGCTTGGTATCTAGCTTCTAGTGTATTACGTAGTCTTTGGTTCATTAAAGTCCTCCTCTTTCATATTTACGTTTGCTTTTTCTTTCTCATCAAATTGTATCTCATGATACATATCTAATCTCTTTAACCACTTATGCTTCCAACTCTTTAGAATAGAGTCCTGTATCTTAAATTCTTGATAATATAAGTCAGGAGTGCATATCATAATAACTCCTTGTCTAATTTTACTTTTATGTGTGTAGTCATGCGCCAGTGCATATGCCGCAATCTGTAAGAAATAATCTTCAATCCATTCTTCTTTCTTAGGTCTGTTGGCTTGCTTAAAGTCTACAATAGTCTCCATATCATTGTGTAAACATACCAAGTCAGTAGAGCCAGCATATAACCCAGGATAATGTAGCATGATCTCTGAACCGTAGATTTCTTCCACTGGTGTAAGACCAACTTCAATAATTTTTTGGGCCATGGGCTTCGCCTCTTGTCCGATGCTTGTAACATCATCGTACCCAACTCCTTGAATATGAGATTCCAGGAACTTGTGCATGGCAGTCCCTCGCTTACTACTATGATTCTTGATTCGTTCTGCTTGTTCTTCTCCAACTTTGGCCTTCCAATCTTTTAAGAATTGTTGATTTTTGGTGGCTCCTAATATCGTAGTCACAGATGGAAGTCTAGAATTATCTATGTCATAAACTCGTTTTCCAGTTCCATGGTCCGTGATCTGTTTGCCTTGGATATAGTTGTATTTATTATTTATTTTCATATTCTTATTTTTTATACATTTATTAATTATCTTCGTAAAGTAATGTGGGCCCGAAGGCCCAACACCTTAATTTAATACTCTATTAGAGATTTTTCTAGTCTTAGGTCTTAGTCTGTAGTTATAACAGTCAATTAGTAGTTCAACTAATTCGTCCTTATTACCACCACTCTGTTTGAAATACCTACCATGATACTTCTCTAATTGTGTTAAACACGTACTCATAGAGAACTTAGGCAGTTTCTGTATCTTAACAAAAGCGAGACCAAACTTAACCTTATTAGGTAACTTAGAATTAAAAGATTTAATTTTATTAAAATATGCTCCTTGTGACTCAGCATATGTAAGACTCTTAACTTTAAAATTACCGGATTGAAAGTCTGTTTTACCATAATCGACTTGGTTTCCAGACAATAACCAGGTAGCTACCGTGGTATTCAACTGGTATTCATCTAAGAATGTTTTGATCTTTTCGTATTCTTCATGATTAGGTCTACTCGGATGTGAATGCGAGTGTAAGTAATCATAGAAACTCCAACGATCTTGTGTGTTATTCATTATCACACAATCTTCTATTCTTGCACCATGACTAATGACACACATCACAGGTATACCTAGTCTTTGGCAGGCTTTAACTCTGTGCTGTCCTTCAATCACTTCCCAGTTCTCGTTAATGATAACTGGATTCAATTGACCTCTTGGTTGGTTTAATAAACCAACTAGTCTGTCAATTCTAGGTTCTTTGATCGGACGATTAGCTTCTAGAAATATAAACTTGGAATGATCCCTCTCGAAAAAAACGGCAGAAACTGTATTATCTTTTCGATCTACCAGTTCCGTACGTTTAAATTTATTTCCTAACATGGAAATAGTTCTACGAGGAAAGAGACTTTGTTCTCTCACCGCTAATCTTCTTTTCTTCTTTCCTTTTCTCATCGTTTACCTCCTTTCTATCTTTGTTTCTTTTCAAAAATTTTTTTAAGTTTTATCTTTAACATTTTGTTCTATATTATTTAGTTGAGCTGAGTCATGTATGTTACCTGACACACTAACCCTGACACAATTAGATTTATAAGGACTTACCCAGTGTTTCACCCACGCAGGAAATATAAACATATCTCCTTCTTCTGGAAAATGAGATAAATTAGTTATACAGCCACGAGGACCATCACCATACATAATCTGTATTCCCCCAGGTCCACAAGACCTACCTTTATATTCTTTATTCTCTTTCTTTAATTCATCCGGAATAGATAAATATACTACAAAAGATAATTTTCCATCATGATCATGAGGTGGATTAAAGTCATGTTGTTTTTGATAGTTAATCCACATCGCAGACATAAAATAAGATGGTTTTTTATCATACTTTACATTTGCAAATCTTTGAAACACTTCATCGTACGCGCCTAAATAAGGAGCGAGATAAGGTACAAGTTTATTTCTAGATTCAGCAGTAAAACTTTGTTCTTTGTGTAATTGACCAGCTAATTGTTCACTAAAATCTCCATAACAATCTTTAGCTTCTTTCAATAACATTTCTAAAAAATTTTTTTTAATTTTAAATCGAACTACACAGGGGCCCCAATTATATAATTTAATTTGTAGTTTTTCCGGTTCTTTTTCTTTTTGTTCCAGTTCCTTAACCATTTTATGATGGTTTTTAATGTCTTCTTCACTCATCATTTTTGTCTCTTTCTTTTTTATTTGATATAGATTGTTTATAGGAAGCATCCAGTTCGTCTTGTTCTTTTTTAAAAGGATTTTCACTTAATTTTTTTTGAATTATATTTTCTACAATATCTCCATACTTTTTATTAAGACTTGTCTGTGTTACGCTCTTAACAATTTCTTTTTGGTCTAACTTAGGAAGTTCTTTTACTTTAAAAATTTTATTAAAATTTTTTCGGTAAGTATCATTACTTACTCGAGTTTTACCATCCCATTTAAAACCTTTTTTAATTACCATGTAAATTCCAATCAAACTTTCTAGTTTTTCTTTCAAGTTCTAAATCAATTACATTGTCGCCTAAATTTTTAGCATAAGGTTCATAGTGATCAATCACTTGTTCAACTTTATGTAATTTTGTTTTAGCATGAGGCCAAATAGCTATACAAATTTCTAGACAATCTCTAAATGTACATCGCCAACGCCATTGCGTTTTAAATTTTTTACCTGTTTTAGTTAAACCTTTTATATTTCTTTTAGTGACAGTTCCTACTTTTAAAGTTTCATGTACCCAACGAATCACATTTTCATCGGTCATTGCTATCTCCATACTAATACGCATGGAATTAGAGATTCTATAACCTTTACCTTTATGTTTCTTTTTCTTTTCAGGACTACGTTTTATGTGAAGACTACCTTCCCCATCAAAGAGCCCTGCTATGTATGCTACATCATGTTCAGTCATACTAATGTATCTTTACAACATCATCATCTGTAAAAAGATCAAGAGTGTTATCAGACTCATAAGTTTTGGGCTCATGTACATAAAATTCTCCTTCCGAGTCACAGTCCCAGCACTGATGGATAGACTCACCTGTTTCAGTGCCGACTTTTAAATACCCATTACCTTTACAGGTAGGACAATATATTATTCTAACTTCAGTCTTTTTTAATTTTGCCATTTAACTTCTTCGCTTTCTCATTTGCAATCTGTTCGATTGTTTTAGATATTGATAGTTTTGCATCAGGCAATAATACCTTCGACAATTGTATCAAAGTCTTGTATGTTTCATGTGTTAACGAAACGTTTCTATATTTAGTTATATCGGTCATATGTTCCTTTCATTTATTTCTGATGATTATATAGGAGTGAGTAAGGAATTGTCAAGATGAAATTTATATTATTATTAACTATGTGTAGCTATACGAGTGGAAATTGTTTACCACCTTATGAATGGCCGGTTCAGTTTCCTGATTCATATAGTTGTAGTGTTGCTGGTTACGAGGAAGGTGCTCGAAAACTTAAAGAGATAGGACCAGAAGAAGTTAATAAACATAAGATATCAATTACTTTTTCGTGTGCCGGAATTCAAGAGACTTGACAAATGTGGCATAATTGTGTTAGAGGTTAATTATCTCACCACAATAGCCTATCACTCTTTCCCTCTTGTGATAGGTTTGTTAATCTTTTTTTAATCTTTTCATTTCATCATACATTTTATGCATGTGAAACACACTGCAATTTAAAACAAATTCAGATATTTCTTTTCTCATTTCTTGTTGCTCTTCATATATCCTTTGTTTGTTAGCACTTTGCACTTCGGATATTCTCCATTTAGTTTGATCAGTCATTATCCTCCTTTCTCATAATCTATAATTAATTTACCATTTAAATGGTCCATTTCATGTTGCACGACTTTCGCTGGAAAATTATAGAATGTTTTATATTGTTTCTTACCATGTTCACAGAACCAACTTAAAC